TCAACTGGCTTCCCTTCCTTCGCACATGGTCAGACAGGCGTATCGGGAGTGGGCCGTACTGCCTCTGGTATTTCTATGCTTATGTCTGCTGCCAACGGCTCTATCCGTTCAGTAGTTAAGAACGTAGACGACTACTTGCTTGGGCCTCTAGGTAAAGCATTCTTTAGCTTCAATATGCAGTTTGACTTTGATGAGTCAATCAAAGGCGACTTAGAAGTTAAAGCATCAGGTACCGAGAGCTTGATGTCTAACGAAGTACGCTCCCAGCGCTTGATGCAGTTCCTACAGGTAGCGTCTAACCCAATGCTAGCACCTTTCGCTAAGATGGATTACATCATTCGTGAGATTGCTAAGAGTATGGACTTAGACCCAGACAAGGTGACTAACTCTATGCAAGACGCAGCTATCCAAGCTGAACTGTTTAAGAAGTTCGCACCACAGCAACCCCCAGCGCAGACAGGACCAGCCCCAGGCCCAGAAGGTCAAGCTCCAGCAGGTGCTAACGTACAAGACACAACTGGCTCAGGTGGAGCACAGATGGGTACAGGTACAGCACCGCAACCAGGCGAACAAGGATTTAGTGGGAACGTAGGCTAATGTCAGGTATCTCTCGTATGATAGCTAAGCAGCTAAGCGCATCGCTTGGCATCACTGACAATCCCAAGTACAACCCTATGTTTAAACAAACAGAAGAGGTACTGACTGATGTAGCTGATCCTAGTGACCCTACAGTGGCACGATTCTATAGCCCACTAGAGAGTGCTATTGACGAAGCGCCTATCGGTAAAGAAGGTACACGTGGTGAGAACATCGAAGCGTTTGTACGTAAACGTGCACCTAAAGTCACACAAGCTGAGATGGAATACCGTGGTTTAAGTGGCGCTTTAGTACCAAGTGAGAAGTATCGTGCTGATGACGTTAAGTTTTTAATAGGCGATGAAATGCCTGTAAAGGCAGTCAAGAAGGGTGATACTTACCGATTACAGCAACGGCAGAGTGATCTAGTTGATCCAGAGTTTGATTATGTAGAACTAAGCATTGAGTCTGAAGATGATCTAGGTTTGATGACACACTTTGGTTCTTCTAATTTAGCACATAGCCGTTACAGTGTCCGTAAAAAAGAGTCTGCTCCTGACAAACCAGGACAAAATAAATATATACTCATAGAAGAGCTTCAGTCTGACCCTTTACAAAATATTGTTGAAGACTTACCTTCATACGAAAAGAAAGAAAAAGCTGTACTAGATGAAATGCTAAAAGAGCACTTCCGTGATGCTGAAGCTTTTATTGAAACAGAAGGAAGCGGGTATCCAGATAAAGCACTTAAAGATATTAAGACATACATATACGATGTAGTTATTCCTGCTAGACGAGATAAAAGCATAACGCTAGAAGAGCGTAGAGACCTGTTTAAAAAAGGTGTTGAGAAAGTAGGGCTAGACCCTGTAACAACATATACAGGATATAATGGCGGCATAACAGAAGTTGTTGAAAAGATACTAGCTAAGGAAGTAGATTTAAATTATAGTAGTGCGTATGAGTATGAGATAGGCGGCTTTGCTACTAATATGTACGCAGAAGTAGAAAATTACTTAGGTAAGTTAGAAGTCGCTACAGACAAAAAATCAATCCCTGTACAAAAGCTTACTGATGCAATTAGACTTACTTTAACTGGTATTATATCTGACGCTAAGTCAAGAAACATTAATGAGATTGTACTGCCTCCTGTTAAAAAATTGGCTGAGAAACGTTTTTTAAAATCTGATGTAGATAAACGTATAGCAAAAGGTTCTGCTTTTCATAACACGTATGTAGCTGCTTATAACAAGGTACTTAAACAGCTAAAAGCAGAGTTAGGCAATCAAGTAGAGATAGGCAAGAAAACACTTAAGTATCGTGCTGATTCCTCTGGGGAGTCCTTTGATGAGCAACAAGGTACACTCCTAGATATTTCTAACTTGACTATTGATCCAACAAATATTAAACTACGCTTCAACAAAGGTGGATTAGTAGAGAGACCAACTAAATGAGTTTAGGCGCACTAAAGAAGATCACAAATGACAAGCCTCTATGGGATGCTTACGTAGAATACCTAGATAGTAAGATTAGCGCAGCGCACGTCCGTATAGAGCAAAGTAATGACGCAGAAGCAATGTATCGCATACAAGGCGAGATAGCTGCACTACGTAGATTAAAACTTATGAGGGAAGAAGTTAATGGACACAGCTAAGCAAATGCAGATGGCCTTTATGATGGAGGAGGGTGGTCTTACTGATGACGGGACTACTATGGACCCTGTAAGCGGTAACGAAGTGCCTCCTGGCTCTATGGCTGAAGAAGTACGTGATGATGTCCCAGCGCAACTAAGTGAAGGTGAATACGTTGTACCTGCTGACGTAGTGCGTTTCTACGGTGTAAAGTTCTTTGAAGACCTACGTAGTGAAGCCAAGCGTGGCTTGATGGAGATGGAAGCGAATGGACGTATCGGTGGTGAGCCTGTAGCTATGACTATGGACAATCAAACTGGTGGTGATCTGACTCCTGAAGAACTAGCTGCACTAGAGCAAGTCACAGGTATGGCTATGGGTGGTTCAGTACAAAGCCCTAGTCCTTATCAACAACCTGCACCTGTCGCTGTAGGTAACGCTATGCAGTATAACAGAGGCGGTCAAGTACTTTACGCTCAAGCTGGTGTAGACGTACAGCCTCCTGTTGCTGATCCTACTACAGGCGTAGATGCAGGTATTGACCCTTATGAGCCTCAGTTTGGTGCTACTTCTGGTTCTATCTTTGCACCTGGCTTCTTGATTGATCAGCAGCTAGGAACAACTGCTCCAGCTACACGTACTGTTATTATGTATGGCCCTGACGGTGAAGTAGAGACATTGATCTTACCTGCACAACAAGCACGTTATGAAGAGCTTGTACAGATGGGTTACTCTGAAACTCCAGTACAAACTACTACAGAGACTACTGTAAGACAAGACGATGATGATCAACCTTCCTCTAAGCCTACAACTAAACCCCCTCTTGACGTAAATGAGATTCCTAAAGAAGACCTAGCTAAAACAGCTAAAGGTTTAGGCGTAATGACTAACATTGCTACAGCTATAGCTTCTAGTGCAGGACTACCAGTAGCGGCGTTTATCAATACAGCAGCAGTAGCTCAGTATAACGACATCATTGATCGTATGGACAATGAAGGTATTGATCACGACTTAACTAAGAAAGGCTCTATCTTCGGCGGTGAGTCTAGCTTGTATGAGAACCTAGCTGACACAAGCGGTGATGGTAATGTTAACTTTGGCGATACTTGGTTAGGTGACTTACTAGGCTTTGATGGAGAGGCTGGTGTACAAGGTGATAACCTAAGAGATTCATTCAGTGGCTCTCGTCGTACAGGTGGTGGAGATGACGATAAACCCTCTTTTGCAGGAGATAATGTAAGTTCAACCCAATCTACACCAGAACCAGAGACTTCTAGCAATATAGAACCATCAAGCTCTACTTCTTCTGTTCAAGCTGCCGCACAAAGCTATGCAGACATAGCTGCAGCAAATGATCAAGATTATGGTTTGTTAAATAAAGGCGGTATGGTCAAACGCCCAAGTAAGAAAAATAAGAAATAGTAACACTACACTACTATCCATATAACTATAAGGCTACCCAGCGCAGTGCTGGCCCCAACATAAGGAGAAACAAATGCCTGAAGTAGAACAGCAAATTAAGGTGGACTCACCTGCACACTCACGAAATGCAGCACGTATCCAGCGTGACGAGCAAGAACTAAAGGAACTAATGGAGCAAGCTGGGATAGCCCCACAGCAAGACAATGAAACGCAGGAAAAAGCCTCCGATAGTGAACCCGATAGCAAAAGAGTTGAGAACACCTCAGTTCAGAATGAGGGTGTACGCGAACAAGAAGCGAAAGAGCCAGCTAAAGCCGAAGCACAAGAAGAGGATAACTCAGAGCTAACAGCTGAAGAGAAGAACTTCAAGAAGCGCTACGGTGATCTACGCCGCCACGTTCAAGAGAAAGAACAAGAGTGGAAAGTAAAGTTCGAGCAGCTACAGTCTCAACTGGATAAAGCTACAAAGAATGAGCTTGTACTACCTAAGACAGAGAAAGAGATTGAAGCTTGGGCTAAGAAGTATCCTGATGTAGCTGGTATCGTAGAAGCTATTGCTGACAAGAAAGCTGAAGAACGTGCGTCTGACATTGATAAGCGCCTACAAGAGATCGAAGCACTACGTGTGGATGCTAAGCGTCAACGTGCAGAAGCTGAGCTACTACAGATGCACCCTGACTTTGAACAGCTACGTCAAGATGATGCGTTCCACAACTGGGCAGAAGAGCAGCCTAAGTGGGTACAAGATGCACTATACGAGAATGCTGAAGATGCTAAGTCTGTGAGTCGTGTTATTGATCTATACAAGGCTGACAACGGTATCAAAGCAACACGTACTGCTTCTAGTGACAAAAATGCAGCATCATCTGTACGCACTAAACGCAGTACACAAATTCAAGAAGACGATGCATCTAACTATCTAAGTGAATCACAGGTAGCTAAGATGTCCATCAAAGAGTATGAGAAGCGGCAAGAAGAAATACTAAATGCCCAACGCTCAGGTAAATTTATTTATGATATGACAAAGTAATGCTTGACATTCACTAATTCATAAGTAAAACTATAGCATATACACCCAAATAGTGTGTATGCTTTAATTAGCACTAGCCACACAAAGAACTACCCAGACATATAGGCCCAGCGCTCTACTAAGATAGGCCAATCTGATTGAGCACAGCTGACTACCCTAAGATGAACGGCCTCTTTTAAGTGGATATGTAGTGTATCAATATCACGCCATATCTATAAAGGAGATTTAACTATGGCTATTACATCCGCATCGGGTGGATTTACAGGTACCAACTGGTCCCCAATTATCTACTCCAAACAGGCACAGATTGCTCTACGTAAATCTGCTGTCACAAACGCAATCACAAACAACTCTTACTTCGGTGAGATCGCCAACCAAGGTGATGTGGTTCGCATCCAAAAAGAACCAGACGTAACTGTTAACGCACTAGAGCGTCACACAGGTATTTCTGTAGAGAAGCTTGCAAACGAAGACTTCTCATTGACAATCGACAAAGCTAACTACTTCGCATTCAAAATGGATGACATTGAAGATCAGTTCGCAAACGTTGATTACGTTAGCCTAGCTGCTGATCGTGCAGCATACAAAATGGCTGATGCGATGGACGCAGACGTATTGTCTTACTTGTCAGGTTATTCTAGTGCAGGTGTTGCAATCACAACTACATCAGGTGATGCACAGCACGACACACCAGCAAACCTAACAGGTGAATGGCTAACAGCTAACCACTTGGATGCTACAGACTTCTCTAGCTTGACTATTTCATCTACAGCTACAGCAGGGGATTCTATCCCACTAGCACCACGTCTACCAGGCGCAACTGCGTTGTCAGCAACAACTGTATCACCTTTGTCAGTCGTAGCTCGTATGGCTCGTCAGATGGATACAGCAAACGTTGACTCACGTGGACGTTGGATGGTAGTTGATCCTGTATTTATCGAAATGCTAAAAGACGAAGATTCACGTCTATTGAACGCAGATTTCGGTGGCTCAGGCTTGCAAAACGGTTTGGTATTGAACAACCTACACGGCTTCCGTGTTTACGTTTCAAACAACCTACCAGCAGCAGGTACAGGCGCAGGTACTTCAGGTACATCTGCACAGTCAACTAACTACGGTGTTGTCGTTGCAGGTCAGGAAGAAGCAGTAGCTTCAGCGGAGCAAATCAACAAAGTTGAGAACTACCGTGACCCTGATTCATTCGCAGACATCGTGCGTGGTATGCATTTGTATGGTCGCAAGATTCTTCGCCCAGAAGCTCTTGTGTCTGCAGTATACAACGCTGCGTAGTAACGTATAGACTATTGGGCTGGCTTTCTATAAGCTGGCCCTTTAGTACATCTAATGGTAGGATAACTCTATGGCTACTTATGTCGCACTAACAAATGAACTACTACGTAGACTTAATGAGGTTACACTTGATACTGCAGGTGATGGCTTTGATACAGTACGTAACGTTCAAGCTTTAGCTAAAGATGCAATCAACAGTAGTATTAGACTTATTTTGCAGAATGGTCAAGAATGGCCTTTCCTTAAAACTACTTATACACAAACTCTTACAGTTGGCACACGTGAGTATAGCTTTCCCTCAGACTACTCTAGTGCAGACTGGGATACGTTCTATCTAAAAAAGCTAACCTCTCAAGGTAATAGCCCTATGCGACTAAAGGCTATGTCTTATGAGGAGTACATACAGAATGTACGTGCTTTAGATGATGAAGGTGACACGGTAAATGGTGATGGTCCCCCTATTCGTGTATATCAAACACTAGGTGAATCATTTGGTGTAACACCTACGCCTAACGCAGCTTACGAGATTGAGTATACATACTGGTCTTATCCTGCTGATATGGCTCTGTATGATGACGTAGCAGTCATTCCTGATCGTTTCAAGCACGTAGTTATTGATGGTGCTATGATGTTTATGATGCGCTTCCGTAGTAATGAACAAAGTGCAGCTATGCATCAGAATAACTTCGAGGATGGCATTAAGTCTATGCGTCGAGTACTGATGGATGACCCACTATCTGTACGATCTACAGTACTTTCACGCTCAGGGACAAGCTCTTTTAACGGCGGTATCTAATGGCTGATAACTTAGCATCCTTCAAAATATTCTGCCAAGGCGGTCTGAACACCAGTCGTGATGTGTTGTCACAAGGTGAGACACAACCTGGATCAGCTATTAAGCTAGTTAATTACGAACCTTCTGTTACAGGTGGCTACAGACGTATTAGTGGTTTTAGCAATGACTACGGTACTGTTACAGGTACAGGAGATGTACTTGGTGTATGTGTAGCTAATGGTATTAACGATGGTATTCTTGCTTGTCGTAAACCCTCTAGTGGCTCTGACTATTTACACTACTGGGATACAGCTACAGAAGCTTGGGTTGCAGTAACTACATCAGGTAGTCCTAGTATGACAGGCGTTACTAAAGTACGCTTTACTAAGTACAACTGGGGTAGTCCTAAAATTATATTAACAGATGCAGTGAACCCTGCTGCTACATACGATGGTACTACGTACACTCAGATTACACATGCTGATGCACCAACAGCCCCTAAGTACTCTGCAGTGTTTCAGAATCATATGTTTTTAGCAGGTGATCCTAGTGAGCAAACAAACTTATACTTCAGTGCGCCATATGATGAAACAGACTACAGTGCATCTAGTGGTGCAGGTGTTATTAATGTAGGCTTTCCTATAGTAGCTATTAAGTCTTTTAGAGATTCACTCTATGTCTTTGGCAGTAACAATATCCGTAAAATTGTTGGTAACAATATCTCTAACTTTGCACTACAAGAGGTTACAGATGATCTAGGGTGTATGGCTTCTGATAGTGTTATTGAGATAGGTGGTGATCTACTCTTCTTATCACAAGATGGCTTACGTCCTATTAGTGGTACAGACAAGATTGGTGACGTTAACCTAGAGACAGTATCAAAAGACATTCAGTCTGTATTTACTGATGTAGTATTTGACATTGACCTAGAAGGTTTGAATGCAGTTGTAATACGACAAAAGACACAATTCC